TAACTGGTACACAAGAATTAACAAACAAAACAATCAATAGTGATAGTAACACAATCACATTAGATTTATCTGAAGGAACATTAACTGGTACAACTGCTGAATTTAATTCTGCTTTATCAGATGGTTCTTTTGCTACATTAGCAGGTACAGAAACATTATCAAATAAAACACTAACAGCACCTAAATTTGCTGATGGTGGTTTTATTGCTGACGCTAACGGTAATGAGTTAATTCTTTTACAAACTACAACAAGTGCTGTAAATGAATTAGAAATTACTAACTCTGCTACAGGTAATGCTGTTCAGATTGCTACTTCAGGTGGCGATACAAACATTGACTTAAAATTAGCACCAAAAGGTTCTGGTGTTGTTGATGTTGACTCAAGTAGAATTACAAACGTAACTGATCCATCAGGCGCTCAAGATGCTGCTACAAAAGCATATGTTGATGGTGTTGCGAACGGTTTAGATGTAAAAGAATCAGTACGATATGCTTCAACAGCCAATATTGCTGGAACATATAACAATGGTGCTGGTACTATTACAGCTGGTTCAAATGGTGCTTTATCTATTGATGGACAAACTCCATCAGCAAGTGATAGAGTATTATTAAAAGATCAAACTGATCCTGTTGAAAACGGTATCTATGTTGTTACAACTGTAGGTGATGGTTCATCTGCTTATGTATTAACAAGAGGTCCAGACGCTGATACGGCTGCTGAATTAACAGGTGGTACATTCTTCTTTGTTGAAGAAGGTTCTGCTAATGCTGATAATGGTTATGTAGCAACACATAACGGAACTCCAACACTAGGAACAACTAATATTACATTTAGTCAGTTCTCTGGTGCTGGTCAAATTTCAGCTGGTGACGCTTTAACAAAAACAGGTAATACTTTAGATGTTGCCGTTGATGATACTACAATAGAAGTATCAGGTGACGCTTTAAGAGTTAAGGCTTCAGGTATTGGTACTAATCAACTTGCTACAAACGCAGTAACAACACTTAAAATTACAGATGGTAATGTTACAAACGCCAAATTAGCAAATTCATCAATTTCATTTACAGACGAAAGTTCAACTGCTGGTTCTGTAGCACTTGGTGGTACATTAGAGTTTTTAACTGGAGAAGGTATTGATACAACTGCTTCTGGTAGTACAATTACTATTGCAGCTGAATTAGCAACTACTTCAAACAAAGGTGTTGCTTCATTTAGTTCAGATAACTTTACAGTTACTTCTGGTGTTGTTACTACTACATCTATTGATGGTGGAACTTATCCTTAATATTAATTTAGGAGATTAATAAGTGGCAACAATAATTAAATTAAAAAGAAGTACAACAGCTTCTTCGGTACCTACTACAAGTAATTTGGCCGATGGTGAGGTTGCTGTTAACATTACTGACAAAAAAATATATCAACGTAATGGTAACGATATTGTTGAAATAGCTAATAATTCTAATTTTTCAAGTGTTAGTTCTAATTTATTACCTGATACTGATAACGCATACAGTATTGGTACAAGCACGAATAGTTTTACAGATTTATTTTTATCTGGTAAACCAAAAAAACAAGTAGATGTATTTACTAATTCGGGTGGATTATCTACAGCTGCTGCTGGATTTGTTTTTAGAATAAATACAGACTCAAAAAATTTTACAGAAGTTTATACTAATTCAGGAGGTTTAGGTTCGCCTGCGATTACATCATCATCAAACTATGATGACAATAATCCAGCTTATCTATTTTAAAAAATATGGCAGATAAAACACCAATAAGACTAGTATTTACAGACGGCAATCCTACAGGTATTGCTGAATATCAATCAGGTGATACTATTGGTGCTTCGTTTTTACCAGGCTCAGGTGCTATAACTTTTTTAGATGATAGTTCAACAAGTTCATCAATTTCATTAGGCAGTACATTTAAAATAGCAGGTGGTTCAGGAGTAACAACAACTGTATCTGGTGATACAATTACAATTGCAACAGACGGTTCTATTGTAACTGAAACATCTAACGATATATTAACAAACAAATCAATTGATTTAGATTCTAACACTATTTCTGGTACTCTAGCAGAATTTAACACAGCTTTACAAGGTGATTCATTTGTTTCCTTAACGGGTTCTGAAACACTTACAAATAAAACTTTAACAACTCCTATTATTTCATCAATATCAAACACAGGTACTTTAACATTACCTACATCAACTGATACATTAATTGGTAGAGATACAACTGATACATTAACAGGTAAAACAATTAATACTGCTTCTAACACAATTACAATAGTAGAGGCAGATATTTCGGATTTACAATCTTACATACTTGCTGATAGTACAGACACTTTAACAAATAAAACTATTGACGCAAATGGTACTGGTAACTCTATTACAAATTTAGAAGTTGCTGATTTTGCTTCTGGTGTTTTAGATACTGATTTAACAAGTGTATCTGCTAGTGATGATACTCTTGCTTCAGCGAAAGCGATTAAAACTTACGTTGACAGTCAAGTTACAGCACAAGATTTAGATTTTTCAGCTGACACAGGTGGAGCATTATCAATTGATTTAGATAGTGAAAGTTTAACTGTTGCTGGTGGTACTGGTATTAGTTCATCAGGTTCTGGAAACACTATTACAATAACACTTGACAACACTGCTGTTTCTGCTGGAAGTTATGGTTCAGCTACAGAAATACCTACATTTACAGTTGACCAACAAGGTCGTTTAACAGCGGCTAGTACAGCTAGTGTTGCTACTACTTTAACAGTAGCTGACGATAGTTCAACAAATGCTTCTATATCTCTATTAACTGATACCTTGTCTATATTAGGTGGAACAGGATTAACAAGTAGTATATCTGGTGACATACTTACAATAGATTTAGATAATACAGCTGTAACACCTGGTTCATATGGTTCTTCAACTGCTGTACCTCAAATAACAGTAGATCAACAAGGAAGAATTACAAGTTTAAGTACAGCCTCAATATCAACTTCATTTACGCTTGACGCTGATAGTGGAACGCCTGATACATTTAATACAGGAGATACACTAACAATTTCTGGTACAGCAAATGAAATAGAAACTGCTGTTACTGATAACACAATTACAATAGGATTACCAGATGATGTTACAGTAGGTAATAATTTAACAGTAACAGGAAATTTAACTGTAAACGGAACAACTACAACAGTTGCAACAACTAATACAACAATTTCAGATCAATTATTTGAATTAGGAAATGGCCGTACAGGTTCAGCTACAGGTGATGCTGGTATTGTTATTGAAAGAGGTGATGACAATAACGTATTTTTAGGATATGATGAATCTGAAGATGAAGTAGTATTTGGAACAGGTACCTTTACTGGTTCAAGCACAGGTAATTTATCAATAACAGACGCTAATATTAGAGCGGCTGATGTTACGGCAACAGGAGCTTTAGATGTTTCTGGTGCTTCTACATTAAGAGGTGATATTACTCTTGGAGTTAACGCTGGAGATTCTACTGAAGATACAATTACAGTTAATGGTAGATTTGTTTCTAATTTGGAACCTTTAAACAATATAACTTATGATTTAGGTTCGCCAGCTAGAAGATGGAGAGATTTATACTTATCAGGCAATACGATAGATATTGGTGGTGCAACTATTTCTGGTGATGGAACCGGTGCAATCGCCATATCGGCTACAGGCGCTACTTTACCGAGTGGCTCAAAAATTGGTACTGATCCTCTTGCTGTTACGGATGATAGTGGTGCTATTATTAGAAATGTATCTTTTTTTACAAATGCTGGTGGATTATCTACAGCGGCAGCAACTTTCAAATTTTCAGGTGGTACAACATCAACAGTATTTACAAAAAATCAAACATTTACTTTAGAAAATGGTAACAATCAAACAGGAGTTACTTTGTTTGAGTTTTAATGTAAAAAATATTATAAATAGAGATAGGAGAAAAATTTATGTCAGTTAAAACACCAATACGAACAGTTTTTGACGGAGACGGAAACGCCACAGGTCTAGCAGAATACCAATCGGGTGAATTTATAGGTCTTACTCACGGTGGTTTAGGAGCTTCGTTATCAATAGGAACAACTGGTCAGGTTTTAAAAGTTAGTTCAGGTGGAGCATTAGAATTTGGTAATGTTGAAGCCATTGTAAATATAGATGGGGCTACAGATTTAACAGGTTCAACTTTAGTAACAGGAGATCAGATTTTACTATCAGACGGTGGTACTGAAGGAAGAGTAACTTTATCTCAAATAGATACATTATTTACAGATACAACACAGACTTTAACAAACAAAACGATTGATGCTGATAACAACACAATTACAAATATTGGAGATGGTGAATTATCAAGTGGTATTAGTGCTGCTAAAATAGGTAATGGAGATGTTGATAATACAGAATTAAGTTATTTGAACGGTGTAACGAGTGCCATTCAAACACAATTAGACGCTAAAGCCTCTAATGCTTTTGCTATTGCCCAAGCCGTTGCTCTAGGATAATACACTATTTTTATTATAAATAGTAGTAAACACTTATAGAGGTTAATAATGGCAACGCCAGCTACAAGAGAAAATTTAAAACAATACGCTTTAAGAGCATTAGGAAAACCCGTTATTGAAATTAATGTGGATGATGACCAATTGGAAGATAGATTGGATGAAGCGTTACAATATTTCGCACAATATCACTATGACGGTATAAGAAGAACGTACTTAAAGTATCAATACACACAGGCTGATTACGACAGAATAAATACTGATACATCTGAATCAGTAACTAAAAATTCTGTAACAACAACTTGGAAAGAGGGTAACGCATTTATAGTGGTACCTGAAAGTGTAATCTCTGTAATTAATATATTCCCATATTCTAACAAAGGTAA